TCGGCGCAGAGGCAGTCGGCGGTGTTTTGTCTACAGTAGTTGTACCCGTAAGTGTACTACTGATAGTGTTTGTTTCTGCTTTTGTCTTGTGTATAGGTGTAGCGCAAGCAGATAAAACAAGAACTAAGATTAAAAGTTTACTCTTCATCTTGATTTGTAGTTTGTAATACACCAGGTTTTAAACTAATCACGTGAAAAGGTTTTATACTTGCTATTCCTGAAATGTATCTGTCTACAGCTCCCCCAGTAATCCCTTGTTTTTCTACTAACACAGCTATGTCATGGAATTTTTTTACAGAATTTGGATTTAAAATTAAATCTAAAACTTCTTTTTGTCCTTGCCCAGGATTAGCTTCTATTAATGCGTTTCCTAACCTTCTAACTTTATACAACATGCCTCCTAACCTTTCAGCTACTGCTGATGTTATTTCTTTGTAAGGCACATTCAAAAATTTTGCTGTTTTAGTTCTATCTTCAATCATTTTAGGAATAACAGACTCTGCGTTTGACATAGCCTCTTGTAGTTTAGCAAAACTTTTAAGGTTTCTTTGATAATCGTTTCCCATTAATTTAGAAAGAGGAACTGCGTAATCTTTGCTAGTTACCCTTTCAATAACGCTTTTGCCTTTAAAATTTGCTTTAGGGTCTAAAATTAAATTTACTACTTCTGCTCGTAGTTTGTTATGAGCCATTTTATAACTTGCTACGTCATATTCTTTTAGCTCGTTTAGATTTTCTAGTATCTTATCTCTTTTACCAGGTTTGTTTAAAAAAGTGTTAGCAGTCGCAGTAAAATTTGCATCTCCATCTAATCTGCTAATTTCATGCCTTAAAAAATTATCTTCTAACGCTTTTTCTCTTTGTTTTGCTGCTTTATCAATTAAACCTTTTCTTATAGATAAAGTGTGAAAATCTGTACCTATGTCGTCTAATTCTTTTCTTAAACCTGGAATTTTATCAATAACATATTTATGTTTTTTTACATAATTATTAAAAACTCTAGGATTAAAATTACTCATATCTAATCTAGTATGTAGGTCTGCAAATAAAGATTCTTTTGCTAAACTATAACCTTCAGAGCCAACCGCACCTAAAAATTCATCTAAATTTTGTTCTCTTTTTACTATAACAGGGTAAATTTCTTGTGCATATTTATCATAATCAATTTCTTTTATTGTTTTACTGTTAAAAGGAATTCCTATTTTTTCATAATACAAAAAATCTAATTCTTTTAATGTATTAAAATAGCCTCCAGTAACATTTTTACTGGCTACTTTATCAAAAAATTTTTCAAATTTTATTAACATCCCTTCTTGTTCAGGACTTAACTTACCACGTTTTTCTCTGTTAATTGCTTTTTTTAATGAATCTACATTATTAAAATCTAAAGGTTTATATTCTTTAGTTGTTTTTGTTTCTTGTTGTTTTTTTCCTGATTTAAAAGTAGTTGATACTTTAGTAATTTCTTTTGGAGCTAAAAAGTTAACAACATCTGTTTCTACTTGAGTCCCTATTCCAAAAATGTTGTTTAATTTGTTTGTTCGAACAAATTGGTACAGTTTTTCTACACCTTCTTTTGACAAAACAGATTTATTAGCAGTTGCTACATCTCTTAAATTATCATATTGAGGAGTCATTTCTTTATAAACAAATTTTTTTCTCTCTTGAACTAATTCTTTTACAGCCTCACCGCGTTCAGTTGGCGTTCTTGTAGGCATTAAAGGATTAATTGAATCTTCAATTTCTGCGTCAATTTTTTGTCTTTCTGCTATTCTTTTTTGATTTTCTTGAGCAAGTTTTTCGTCCATAACTTTTGTTACTGGCATTAAATTTTCATAACGAGTACCAAAAATAGTAGATTGATTCGACGCAATTTCTTGTGAATAGTTTTCTAATTCTGTTCGATATTTTTGAGCAAAATCTGGATTGTTTTTAAATTCTTTTCTTACTGTAGCCATTATTTGCGGATTACCTGCAAGCCTCATCATTATAGGATAATCTTTTGTACTTGTTATTTCTTTTAATACATTAAAATCTTCATTTAATTTTTCAAAATTAGGCAATCCTTTTTCGTAAGCAATAGCATTTTTTACAAACCTTTTTGCAGCATAAGAAGCAGCTACATCACTAGAACTACTAGTATTTATAGGTTTTCCAAATTTTTGGCTTGTCCAATTATAAATATTTCTTAATGCGTTTTTTACTGGAATTTGACCTAAATTAACTGTCGGAGCAGCGTCAAAAGCTTTTTGCGCTCCAAAAGCAGTAGCTATACCACCTAGACCCCTTCCAAGCCCCGTATCTTCTCCTGTAACTCCTCTTTCAACAGCTCCCCCTACGTCAGCTCCTACTTCAGCTGCAACTCCAACTGCTCCTTGTTGAACTGTAGCTCCTGGTAAATTTCTAAAAGCAGCGTTTATAGATGGGCCTAAAGACGCGTCTAAATGGCGACCTGTGTTAACAGCATACCTACCTTTAGACAGACCTCCTGTTAATAAAGAAACAGGTAAATCTGCCATAAATCTAATCCCGCCTCCTAAATATTTTTCTGTGCCCGTACTTGGAGCTAAATTTGGATTAGCTTCTTGGTAATCAATACCAAATTGATTTGCTAAAAACTTTATATCTCGTTGAGCTTCAAAAGTTTTCTTACTAATAGTTTGACCAAAATAATTTCCAACTTGTTTTAAAGAAACAGAATTAGGGTTTCCAGGATTTAACTTTCCTGTAGGACTAAAAAACTCGTAAAGATTATTTAACGTAGCGTTAACAAAAGAAATAGAATCAGTTAAACCTAATTTAGCAGCGTTTACATAATAATTTTCTTCTGTTTGCTCTAAAGAATCGCTTGGATTTGGAGAAAAAACTTTTGGAAAAGCATCAATTTGTGCTTGAGTAAATGTCCTCGGCTTTGTTTTATTTGAATTACTTGCGGCTAGTAAAGAATCAATTTGTTCTTGAGTAAATATTCTTGGCTCTGTTATCATTGTACTTCCCTGTAAGTCCCGTCTTTTTGCCTTTCGACTACAATATCTACTCCGTCTACAGTAACAGCTACAGTGTCTAGGTAACCTACGCCCCGACTTAACTTTTGTTCGTAAGAACCTAAAAGACCTTGTGCTTCGGGGTGTCGCTCTGCTACAAACTCAAATTGTTGTTTAGCATCTTTGTAAGTTTCTTCTAATTTCGATTTAATTAACGCTTTTACGTTTGCTGCTACAGTGTCACCTATTTTTCCTGAGAATTTCTTTGCAAGAAAATCTTTTAGTGATGTTCCTAAATCTTGCCGCGATTCACCAAAAGCTCTTCTAATATCAGGCTCTGCTAAACGTCCCTCTTCAACATCTCTTGCTAATCTTGTTTGTAAATTTGTTAAAAGCGCAGGTTGGTTAACATTAGGGTCAAAAGCTTGCTTTGCTAATTCGTCTATTTGTTGCATATTTTCATAGGCTCTTACTCTTGGCGCAAGATATTGTTCTTCGTCTGATAAAAAATCAGACCTAACTTTTCTGCGTTCTCCTATAGCTTTTAATGCAGTTTTTCTTAACTCTCTAAGTACATTTCGACTTTTTGTGTCGGTATATTGTTCAGTTAAGGGTACTAATTCACTTACATAAGCGTTAAGTTCTCTAACATCATTACTAGCAGAGGTAGTAAGCACAGGAAATTCAGGTAACACACCTTGTAATTGTTTAAGAGTTTCTTTTTCTTCTAATCTTTCTTCTTCTTTTCTTTGATTTATTTTTGCTGTTTTTTCTGCTAGCTCTAAACGTGTTTCCTCTCTTTCGTCTCTTTTTTGCGCAAGGTCACTTGTAGCTTTAATTTTTTCTTTCTCTAAACCTAAAGTGTCTGCTCTATATTGTTGAGTAGCATCAAATGTTTTTTCTTGAAAAGCTTGAGCTTGATTAAGTCTTTGTTGTGTCATAGCGTCGTTAATGTACTTTCGAGCTTGTTCAGACCTAGTTGGGTCAATACCTGCATAAGATACTTGACGTTCTTTCATAGCTTCTATGCTGTACGGGTCATCGTATTTTTTAGCAATGCGCTTTTCAATAATTGTACTAGATACGTTTTTCATAGCATCTTTTAATTGTAAAGCAGTTTGCGCTGTTTGCCTTTGCCTTGCTGCAGTTACGTCAGAGTAGTCTGTTTTTGTTTTAAATCCAAATGCGTTAGCCATTTTATTAGAAACTCCCTGATTGAAAATTTAAGGGCATAGCACTACTAGCACTTGTTCCTCCGCCACCATACATAGCATTAGTAGCTTGTGTTCCTGCTGGTGTACTTGCTGTAGCAGTAGTGCCTCCAAAACTAGGCATACCTATACTACCTCCTGTAAAAGCAGAAATAGTAGGAAGTATTGCATTTTGTAAGAATCCAGCTTTAGGTTGCGCTCTGTATTGAGCGTATTGATTCTGCAAGTCTATAGCTGCACCAATCTTGCCCATATCAAAGTTAGTAAGGTTTTGTCCGTAACTTAGTATATTAGGTAAGAACCTACCCATTTGAGCGTAAGGTGCAAATTGAGCTTGTGCTGCTCCTGCTAAATTACCTAAAGCTTGTGTTTCAAACCCTTGCGCTGTACCTAGTAAGTTTTGTAAACTAGTTATATCATCTAAGTAAGACTTCTGCGCTCCTCCGTAAGCTCCTATTCTTAACTGTTGTTTAGCTAAGTCTGCTTGTCTTTGAGCTGCTCCCATAGCACTTGCAGAGCCTGTACTAATGCCTCGACCGCCTAGTATTCTGCTAAGAGCAGAGTCTGTTTGCATGTCTATCATTTGTTCTTGAGGTTGTATACTAGCACTAAACATATCTTGTAGCTCTTGCCTAGACATTGTAGGAGCTTCATAGGCTCCCATTAACTGTTGTCCAAACAAGTTATTTTGCGCTCTGTTAGCAAGACCTGGCAGTATGTTTTGAAACATTTGACTTGTGCCAGATACTTGCTCTGAAGGAGTTAATTTAACGCCTTCTCTGCTAATATCGTAAGTGCCAAAAGGGTCTTCGAATCCTGGAGTTGCAAATTGTAAATTTTGTATTTGGGGTTTATATTCTTCTTCTAGCCGTTTAATGTATTTACCCGTACCAGACGACCCAAATAAACCACTTAGAAAAAACTCAGGCTGTCCTGTTACAGGGTTCAAAGAGTTAGCCCCACTTCCTACTGTGTATCTAGCAGGGTCTAAACCAAAACCTTTCATAGTATCTTTAATTTGATTAGTTAGCTTTGGCCCTAATACTTCAGGTCTAACTACCATTTCCCCTGTTGCAACGTGAGCTAACGTGTCATCTTCGTTTCGCCCTAAAGTAGCAAATTTTCCTAAATTAAACATGTTATATCTCCGTTACGATACGTCTTTAAGTTTAGCTTTTGCAGTAGCTAAAAACATTTTTTGTGAGTTAGTGTTAGCAGTAACCATTTCGTTTCTAAAACTCTCTACTGCAGCTCCTGTCTGCCTAGACTGCTGAGAGTTCTCTATTAAAAGTAAAGGTAGCATAGCTACTGAACATACCCAGTTATCTATCTCTTCACCTGTCTGTGGGTCTGTGCCTCGTAGTTGCATAAACCACCCACAGTCAAATTTCTTACAAGGCTCAAAGTTATTTAAAGGGCAGTTATCTTTTACTTCTAGTTTCATGTTAATCCTTTGTAGCTATAATTACGTCTACATAGTTTACATCAAAAGCCATGTTTCCACTTGTAAAAGAGTGTGTGTGAGATGCGCCAGCAAGAGTACCTACACTGTGAGAGTGACCTCCACCGCTACCAGTGTTACCTATAGTAACGTCAGCAGCTCCACCACCAGACACATAGTTTCTGTTTGCCATTAAAATTCTTCCATTGCCTCCTGAAGTAGCGTCATCAGAACCTACATATTGTCCTATACTAAACGTGTGGTTATGTGAAGGTATCTCACTTGTAGTTAAAGTGTGTGAAGCTACAGAACCAGAGATACTAACCGCAGTTCCTCCTGTTGTACCAGAGGCTGTTCTATCACTTGCAAAAGCCGTAGTAAAAGCCTGGCTACCTCCAGTACCTACTGTACCACTAACAATTCTTAATGCTTTGTTATTGTGTGTTGTGCTTTTAGTAAAGCCTGTAGGGGCAGCAGTTTGTACAAATAACATCACTGTACCTGATGGTATAAGTCCTGTATCTTCCTTAGTTGCTATAGCTGTTGCAATAGCATTAAGTTCTCCATCCATGTCTGCGCCAGTAATTACCTTTTCTGGGTCTCCAGTATCAAGGCTATCCTTAGCTGTAAAGTTTTGTGTTCTAGTATAATCGCTCATGGTTACCTACCTTCTCGACCCATTTTCATAAATAAAGATAATTGTTCTACTGCAATTTGAAAGCCGTTAGAAACAAATCTAACTCCTAGTTTAAATGTTCTTCCGCTTTGTGATATAGGAGCTGCTAAATTATAGGCTGAGGCAGAACCTCCTCCCCACTCGTCTACGTTCCAGTTAGCTACTCCCCACTCTGCAACTGTACCTACTGCTAGACCTGACGACCTGTTAAATGCGTTATTAGAAGATAACGTAAAAGGTACTTCTCCACTACCACCTTCAGCAAAAGCGTAGGTCACGTTAACCGTATCTGAGGTACTTGCGCCTTCTATTGTTGCAGTTACTTTTTTTAACATCTTTAATTTAGATGTACCTAAATCTGCAGGGTTACTGCGCCAAGTACAAGTGTAAGATGTGCTTGCTGACGGAGAATCATCAACAAATCCATTATACTTTCCTATCATTCCTCGAGAGCCTATGTAGGTCTCTCCTTCAAAGTAAGCAAAGCTGTCCCACTTAGTGTCGACATACTTAGTAATCCGTATAGGAACATTTTGGTCTAGCGTGTGCATGTCAAACACCCAAATGTTTCCTTCAGGAGCTTTTAACCAGTATTGTCCTTCTTCTGGGTCGTAAACAGACCTTACATTAATTAAAGCAGACTCACTTGCTGCAACATCTACTAAAAATTCTCTGCGTACTAGAGTAGATATTTCGTTTAAGTCTGCTCTGTCACCTGTGTAAATAACTTGTCGTAGTGACCTAATGCCTGTAGCAGACATAAAATATAAATCTTTTCCTATTGCCTGTATACTGTCTCTAGCTATACACCCAATACCTTGTATAATTTGTTCTATGCCTAAATCAGCAGGAGAATCAGGATTGTTATAAATTACAATACTGTTACGTAAAAAAGCTACTAAGTAGTGGTCAAAAGACGATATAGCTACTAGCTCATCGTAACCATCTTTAATAGCAGCAAAATTACCCATTACGTCAATCTCGCCGCCTGCACTACTCCAATCTGTTTCGTCTAACACAGCAGAGTAATTAATAATGTTTTGGCTTGTTCCTGTGTGAGACTTTTGTGCCCATACTCTACCAAAGGCACTGTGTACTAATCTTCCTGTAGGAACGCTTCCATGTTGCGGAGTAATAGCTGCAAAGTTTCCTGACCCGCTTTTTATAATTAAAGCAGAGCCTTCGTTAGTAGCTATAACTTGGTCATCAAAGTTTACAAATTGAGGTCTAGTGTTAGCAATAGTTACGCCACCTTTGACTGACGTAAAGTTGTCAAAAGGAGCTGTATCTTCGTAAATGTTGTTACCGCCGTAAGCACTGACAGAAAGTAATCTTTGACCTCCCGAGTAGTTATACATAAACAATGTATCTACTTTAGGCTCGTACTTAACTTTTACTCCTGCCCCTCCTCCAGCAGAAGCTGAGGTTGCTGTTCCTGCTGTGTAAACGTAGTAACTGTCGACATCAACTACAGTAATAGAAAATCGAGTATTAATTTGAGCTGCTGTAATTCCGTTAGTATCTGCAGCTCCGCTAATTGTTACAAAGTCTCCTGTAGACTGTCCGTGAGCAGTGTCTGCTATTGTAATACGACCTGTAAGTCCTGCATCTGTAACAGTTGTAATAGGATTACTTCCTAACGACTCGTATCCTAAAGCGTTAGAATGTCCATTAGTTAATACATCAAACCCTTTTCTGTTGGTTAATCGTCCTGCAGAGTCGTAAGCAATGTTTTCTGCTACTTCTGCAAAGACAGGAGCTTCTTGGTACGTTTCCCCTTCAAAGTTAAGGCCGTACATACCTGGAGCACGGAGAACTAAAGACTGTAGTTTGCTACCCATTACTTAGAAATCTCCGTAAACTATCCAATCACCGCCACCTTGACCTTGCCATTTATGGCTTTGTTCGTAAGCTATAGCATCTCCTAAAGCTTTTTCGTAAGCTCGTTGTACTTCAGAGCTTAACTCTCCTTCATCTTCACCTCGCTCTCTTATAGCAAGAGCTAAACCTCGTAGGTATACTGGATACCAAGGTACTTTAAAATAGTCTGTATTACCTGTTAAATCGTCTTGAGGTACTACGCACTCTACAGACATAGAGTATGTTGCGTCTGGAGTGTTGTAAAATATTATTTGTAATGATTGTTTTGCACTTACTCCTGATACTGCGTAGGCGTAAGGTTCTTGATTTGTTCGTGTACTTAATTGATTCTGTTTTCTTATAAACTCAAAAGGTCGTGGTGCTAACCTAACGTCAGTAGTAGTGTTGTACACATCTAACACTCGACTGCGTTGGTTAGTGTAAATGCCTTGACTTGAGTTTTCTAAATCGTAAGAACTTGTTCCACTGGTGGTTGTAATCGTAATAGACTCTTGTAAGCCTATCCAATCAAACGAATCTTCTACTTCTCGTTTTGCGTCGTTAAGCAATCGTACAATCGTATCTGTATAAGACGGTGCTCCACCTGTAGCAGTTGTTGTGCTAGTTATACTCAACACAGCTTGGTCTCTTAAACGAATAAGAATCTTATTAACAACGTCTAGTAATGTAACTGCAGATGACGACATAAGATTACTTCTCCTAAATAAAGGGGGAGGTTTTACCCTCCCCGTAGGTTATTAAGCAACGACAGCAATCTTAATGCCAGCATCGTTTCGTAGTTCACCCGTACCGTACAGAGTGTCAGCAGTGAACAAGTCACCT